ACCGTTAAGGTTGTGCGTGGCAAGACTGCCAAGGGTGTTGAAGGCAAGGTTGTGGTTGCTATTGAGCGTCCGTACCAGATGGGTTATCGCACCAATCTTGAAATGAAACTTGGTGTGGCTCTTGATGATGAAATGACAACCTATGTTGCCAAGAACGGCAAGACCTATCCCACGCACAAGAATATGGTTTGGGTATGGGCACGGAATTGTGAGGTTGTCAATCCTGAGATTGACATTACCGAAGTTGAGCGCCGTGCAATGTGCGACACGGATCGTGAAGTTGCAGAAATACAACGGAAGTCGCTGTTCAAGGCTGAAGCCCTTGCGGCTTGACATATATAAAAAAGTGCGTTATAATAGTTGCATACTGAATAAGGAAAGCAATGGATAAACTTCAACAAAGCAAGTCCCTGTTGACTAAATTGCTTGCTACGGAAAACCTGAATGTGGAGTTCCGTAACGTAGGCACCGCATCGTTCAACACGGCAAGCCGCACTCTGACTCTTCCGCTTTGGGAAGATATGTCCCCCGAATTGTATGACCTGCTAGGCGGTCATGAGGTCGGACACGCCCTACAAACTCCCGCACAAGGCTGGCATGATGCTGTTACTGATGGCATCGGTCCCGGCTTCCGTTCGTTCCTTAACGTGGTTGAGGACGTTCGCATTGAAAACTATATCAAGAATAAGTATCCTGGCATTCGCAAGTCCTTCTCTAAAGGCTATCGTGAATTGCTTGATCGTGACTTCTTTGGTACCAAAAATCAGAACCCTAACACCTTCCTTTTGATTGACCGTATCAATCTTTATTTCAAAGGCGGTGCTAGTCTCGGCATTGAATTCAAGCCTGAAGAAAATGCATTCATTAGCAAAATCGACCAAGTGAAAACTTGGGATGAAGTTGTTGCGGTTGCAAAAGAACTGTACGAATACTGCCGTGCCGAGTTGAAGCAACAATATCAAGACCGCAAGGAAATGATGCAGAAAATGCGTCAACAAGGTCTTGATGAATTCGGTGAAGAACTTGAAGACTATGAAGATGACGGCTTCGGTGAAGACTACTCCGAGTGGGATGAAGATGAAGAGAACACCGAAGAGAATGATTCTGGCAACCCTGTAAGCGAACAAGGTGAAAAGTCAGAAGAGCCTGCTGGTTCTTCCTCAGAGTCTGGTGATGAAGACACCGAACAAAAGAAACCGCAACTAGGCGAAGACACTACGCAAGAGCAAGCCGAAGAAAAAGACAAAGGTTTCTCTGGTGGTGTTGGCGGTGATGATGAGCCAGACTTTGATCCTGTCTCTAAGACTGACAAAGTGTTCCAAGAAAAAGTCCAGTCCTTGTCGCAAAAGAAAAACGTCAACAACGGCGTGATCCCTGCGTATGGTGATATGAACCTGAAGGACGTTGTGGTTGACTGGAAGAAAATTGCTGGCAAGGTTGTATATCGTGATGCCGCAGAGTATCGTGATAGTTTCTTCCTTGAATTCGAAAACAAAAACAAGAGTGCCGTTGCGTACCTTGTAAAAGAATTTGAAATGCGCAAGAAGGCAAGTGAATTGCGCCGTGTGTCTCTGTCTGACACTGGTACGATTGACACCAACCTGCTCCATGCTTACAAGTTTGATGACAATATCTTCCGTAAGATTGCTACTGTTGCAGAAGGCAAGAACCACGGGCTGTTCATTCTTGTAGACTGGTCTGGTTCAATGAGTGACAACATGAAAGGCACCGTTGAACAAATGCTGGTGCTGACTATGTTCTGCCGCAAGATTGGTGTGCCGTTCGAAGTCTATGCATTCTCTACTGAGTATCGCAAGAGTAATGATGGTTACAATCCAGAACGTAAGAACTGGATCACCTCTACCCGTGATAATGATGTTGACTTCAGTAACGAAAACTTTCACCTGATCAACCTGTTGTCGAACCGCATGAGTAATCAAGCGTATCGCACTATGGCGAATGACCTGCTTGCGTTCTCGCTTTCAGTCTCCGCCTGCCGTGGTGACAGTTATGACTACAGCCGTGTTCTCCGCCTGCGTGAAATGGCGCAAGACACTCTGAGTCTTGGTGGTACTCCGCTGAACATTTCGATTCTTGCAATTTCTAAGATGGTCGATGACTTCAAGGTTCGCAACCGTGTTGAGATTGTGAACACTATCATTCTGAGTGACGGTGAAGATTCTACTACTGGATACACCCGTGGTAATCGCAACACCTACGGAAGTTCCGTGCGTATCGGTCCTGAGTCCTATCGTGATGTTTCGTATGTGTTCGATATGGAAACCAAGCGAAACTACAAAGTGAAAGAATCGATTACCGAAGTGCTGTTGCAGATTCTGAAGGATCGTACTGGTTGCAATCTTCTCGGCTTCTACATTGTAACACCACGCAAGTCACACTTCATGAATGCGTTTGGTCGCCTCTGCCCGAATCGTTTGGTTCAGTCTGAAGTTGCCTACAACGAATTCAAGAACGACAAGGTCCACACTCTGACTGGTGTTGGCTATGATGAGTACTACCTGATCCCTGGCGGTGATGTACTTGAGACCGACAACGATGATTTGGATGACATTCTTGGAAGTGAAGAAAAAGTCTCCACTCGCCGTCTGAAGGGTGCATTCTTGAAGATGAACCAGAATCGATTGACCAATCGGGTTATGCTGAAGAAGTTTATCGAACAAGTAGCGTAAAGTGTTGTAAAAAAACAACACTTGACAATACAAGGTTTCTGCGATAGAATATGTTTGTTGATTGAAAAAGGGTCTTTATTATGATTTCGCAAAGTGAAAAAGTTTCTTTCTTAACTGAAGCCGCCAAGCGTTTTGGTACTGAGGTGAGCCGCCAGCAACTGGTGACTCTATCGTCCGAGACTGGTCGCCGCCACTTCTGGCTTGAGGCTGATGAGTACCGAGTTGGTCGTGGCAAGTATCGCCTGCCGCTGAGTGAATTCGGTATCGATCTTACTGGTGCCACAAACCTTGCGGTTGTGCCTGCGCCAACCGTAGAAAAACCCAAGGCACCTGTAATTCAAATGCCAGAACAACCCAAAACTAAAATTTCGACCGTTGGTCGATTCACCGAGAATGCGGTGATTCCAAATCGTGATCCGCTGTATGTTGAGTTCGGTTTCTATGACCGTATGAAACAAATCGTAGGTTCAAAAGAATTCTATCCCGTGTTTGTCTCTGGTCTGTCTGGTAACGGCAAGACCATGATGGTCGAACAAGCCTGCGCATTCTTGCGCCGTGAATATATCCGTGTGAATATCTCGCCTGAGACTTCCGAAGATGACTTGATCGGTGGCTTCCGTCTGATTGACGGTGAGACTAAGTGGTTCGATGGTCCCGTTATTCAAGCCATGAAGGCTGGTGCAGTACTCTGTCTTGATGAGATTGACCGTGGTTCAAATAAACTAATGTGCTTGCAAGCCATTCTTGAAGGCAAGCCCTACCTGATCAAAAAGACTGGTGAGTATGTTGAACCGATGTACGGTTTCAACATCGTGGCTACTGCCAACACCAAGGGTAAGGGTGATGAGAGTGGTCGATTCATGGCCGCTACAATTCTTGATGACGCCTTCCTTGAGCGTTTCCCGATTACTGTAGAGCAAGAGTATCCTGACGTTAAGGTTGAGACTCGCATTATTTCTAAAGTGTTCGATAGTCTTGGCATTCAAGACAAAGAGTTTGCTACCAACCATGTGAAGTGGGCTGATATCATTCGTAAGACTTTCGAAGAAGGTGCGATTGATGAACTGATTTCCACTCGCCGTCTGGTACACATTGCAAAGGCTTTCAAAATCTTTGGTGAGCGTACCGAAGCAATCAAGTTTTGTATCAACCGCTTTGATGCAGAAACGAAGACTGCCTTCCTTGACCTGTACACCAAGATTGATGCACCTGAAGTGCCTGCTGGCGAAACTATGGTGCCTGCCTCACCTGCGGTGAGTGATGAAGTTCCGTTCTAATTAAAACACTTCTACCTTTGAGGTCGCTAGAAAGCGGCCTCTTTTTTTATACATATATAGAGCCAACTAATTTATGGAGATATAATGGAAATTGAATTGGACATTAAACAACTACAAGGCAAAAAAATCTTTCTCGCCACACCAATGTACGGTGGGCAATGTCATGGTAGTTATACCAAATCGATTGCTGACTTGATGACAGTCTGCACTCGCCACCAGATTGAACTGAAACTATTCTTCATGTTCAATGAATCACTAATCACCAGAGCAAGAAACTACCTCGCAGATGAATTTCTCCGAAGTGATTTTGACTATCTGATGTTCATTGATAGTGACATTCAGTTTGAGCCATACGATGTTTTGGTTCTCTCTCACTACGCAATCAACAATCCAGATATGGGCATCGTTTGTGGTCCGTATCCAAAGAAAGCAATCTCTTGGGAAAAAATCAAACTTGCTGTAGACAAAGGCTTTGCAGATAAGAATCGTCTGTTGCTTGAAGAATTTGTTGGCGACTTTGTTTTCAATCCAGTTGATGGTATTGGAAAGTTTAGTATCAAAGAACCAGTCGAAGTGAAAGAAGGCGGCACAGGCTTCATGATGATCAAGCGTGAAGTGTTTGAACGATTCGCCGCAATGTGGCCTGAGCGTTCATACAAGCCAGATCATGCACGAACCAAGAACTTTGATGGCAGTCGTGAAATCATGGCTTACTTTGATTGCGTTATCGATCCAGAATCGAAGCGTTATCTATCTGAAGACTACATGTTCTGTCAGTATGCAAGAAAGTCTGGATCGTCTGTATGGATGCTTCCTTGGATCAAACTGAAGCATCATGGTAGTTATATCTTTGGCGGTTCTCTAGCCGCATTGGCTGCCGCTGGCGCATCACCAACCGCATCAATCGACTCACCTAAGAAATAAAGGAATTGAAATGCCAAAATTTGATGATGAATATGCACCACAAGCACCAGAAGAAAAAGTCTTTCAACTGGTGAACTATAAGTTTAGTGAAGACAAGATTCTTGCAGAGTTGAAAACTTATATCGATTCGACATACAATCAGCACTACGCAAGAACTAAATTCCAAGCAACGGAATTCATTTTTGACAATGGTCATGGTGAAGGCTTTTGTCTTGGCAACATCATGAAGTATGCACAACGCTATGGTAAGAAAGACGGAAGAAACAAAAAAGACTTGATGAAGATTCTTCATTATGCTATAATGGCTGTACATGTGCATAATCAACAGGAAGAACTAAACAAGGTGTTTGATCTTCCACCTGGTGCTGATACTATCACAATTTCTGCTGATAGCAATCAAGGCACACTAAATTTTGATGCACCACCGTTTGATCACAGACCCTAATGAGAGGATATAAATTATGAAATTGAGTGAGAATACAATCAACGTACTGCGAAACTTTTCGTCAATCAATGCTGGAATGCAATTCAAGCAAGGCAACACGATTCGAACAATCTCTAAACAGCAGAACATTCTAGCGAAGGCTACTGTTGGTGAATCGTTTGATGATGAGTTTGTCATCTATGACTTGAATCGTTTCTTGTCTTTGATGGTTTCGTTGAAAGACCCCGAACTTCAAATCAACAAGGCAAAGAACAATCTCAAGATTGTCTCTGGCACTTCAAGCACCGTCTATGGTCTTGCTTCAGAGCATATGATCGTTGCACCGCCAGCGAAAGACCTAAAAGTCGAAAACGCCGAAGTGAATTTTACGCTGTCAAAAGATGACCTTGCACAGGTTCTCAAACTGTCTGGCGTTCTAGGCTTGCCCCACATTGCTGTGCGAGGCGACCGCAAGAAAATCTCCATCACCGCAGTTGATGTGAAGAATCAAGACTCTGATGTGTTTTCTATCGAAGTTGGTGATACCGCATCTGAGTTTCAGTTTGTATTCGTTACAGAAAATTTGAAGATGATTCCTGGTGACTACGCCGTTTCAATTTCTTCTAAAGGCGTATCACACTTCAAGAACAATTCAACACCGATTGAGTATTGGATTGCTACTGAAGCCGGCTCTAACTACAAGGAGTAATCGTTATGAGTAATGTTATTGTTCCGTCATCTAGTGCGGATCGTCTAGCCATTCAAAAAGCACTACAAGAAATTTCTGCATCGCTAACACGCATTGATGCTGAGAAAGATTTGATCAAAGATATTCTTGATACAGTTGAAGACAAGCA